AGCAGTGCCTTCAGTAATTTATACAACTCATAGGATTGGCTAATGCCCAAAACACCAGCATGGCAACGTAAGGAAGGTAAAAATCCAAAAGGTGGATTGAATGCCGCAGGTCGCGCATCTTATAACCGCGCTAATCCTGGCAAGCCGGGACTTAAACCTCCGCAGCCTCAAGGTGGGGCTAGACGAGATTCGTTCTGCGCAAGAATGAAGGGAATGAAAAAGAAACTTACGAGTGCCAAGACGGCTAATGATCCGAATAGTCGGATAAATAAGTCGTTGCGCGCATGGAACTGCTGACATGGCTAAGTCAACTCCTAACAACAAGGCTCTTTGGTCACGGGTTAAATCTGCTGCCAAGAGTAAGTTTGATGTATATCCCAGCGCGTACGCTAATGCGTGGGCAGCAAAGGAATACAAGAAGCGCGGAGGCTCTTGGTCTGGCGCAGATAACCGGGTGAAGCGTGGCAAGTAAAGGCGGACTCGGTAAATGGTTTGGTGAGAAGTGGGTCGACATTAAGACTGGCAAACCGTGCGGGCGATCTGGTGCTGAAAAGTCCAGCCGTAGTTACCCAGCATGTCGACCTGCTAAAGCTGCAAGCAGAATGACATCTTCCGAAAAGCGGTCGATGGCCAGTAGGAAAACCAGTCCGGCAAGACAATCTTGGCCGGTGTCTCCGTCAGGAAAAAGGAAGTAAGCACATGAAGATGAAAAAGAAAGGAAGTAAACCCATGCACAAAATGCCGGATGGCTCAATGATGCCGGGCAAGAAGCACATGGGCGGTAAGAAGATGGCTAAGAAGTCTGCTAAGCGAGGCATGGGTTACTAATCATGGCTATGACTAAGCAGCAGAAAAAGATTTCTAAAGTAATGCGGGAATACAAAGCCGGTACTCTACACGCTGGCCGCGATCCCAAAGGGCCGAAGAAGGCACCTTTAGCAAAGAACCGTAAACAAGCCATAGCTATCGCATTGAGCGAAGCAGGCGTTAAGAGGAAGAAGTAATCATGGCTGAGAAGTGGATTCAGAAAGCAATTAAGAAACCCGGCGCACTTCGCGCCTCTATGGGGGTCAAGAAGGGCGAGACGATTCCGGCTGCTAAGTTGGCTAAAGCCGCCAAGGCTCCCGGTAAAATGGGGCAGCGTGCCCGTCTTGCTATGACTCTTAAGAAGTTGGGGAAGAAGTAATGAGTCGCTATCTTCGCCACAAACTTGATGGGTGGATTTACGACTGGAATCCTATTCTGGCTGTTAATCCTCTTTGCGAAGAAGTGGGTGAGGAAGAAGCGTACCCCGAAAGGTTCTTGAAGAAAGAAACAGTTGAGGAACCTAAAAAGCGTCGACGCAAGAAGGACGGGTTGGACTTGACTACTGCTGACATTCCTGAACCTCCACCGTATACTCCGCCCGAGTTGGCGGCTGACGCTTCGAGGCGCTTACCGTAATGACACCTCAGGACGTAATAACGGAAGTCAGAAGGCTGATTCAAGACGAATCGGCCCCGTTGCGTTATAGCGACACTGTGCTACTTGGGTTTGTTAATGAAACCTTGAAGCGCATGGCCGTTTTGCGTCCTGATCTTTTCTCGTACATTACCAACATTCCGACTACGGCAGGATCAGTTGTTCAGAGTTGTCCTTCTGATTCCGTAAGACTTGTAGAGATATTTCAGGTCGTGGATGGTAATGCCGTTACGGAAGTTTCCCGCGACATGCTGGATCAATCTACCCCAGGATGGGTAGCCGAGGCTTCTGGTACGCCAGTTAACTACGTTCGGCACGTTAGAAATCCAAACAGATTCTTTCTGTATCCACGCCCAACAACCGGGACGCAACTGCTTGCGGAGTACATTCAGTCTCCACCGGCATATACGATTGGTCAGACAATTGCGCTTCTACCTGATGCGTATCTGGCAACAGTTGTAGATGGCACGGTGTACATGGCTGAGTCGGTCGATAACGAGCACGTCAATTCTGGACGGGCTAAGTTGTTCTTCGATTCGTTTACGCAAAGCCTAGGAGTGGGGCTACAGTCCCGCACTATTACGGACACTGAAGAAGGCGGACTTGATCCGAGACAGGTGGTCTAATGTCCGACCGCGAGTTTTCAAGTTTAGTCTATAAAGTCAATCCGAGCGTACCGGGTTGTCCGCAACCTACGATGGTTCAATACATCCGGGATGCGGCAATTCGCGTTTGTGAGCGCACGTTGTTTTGGCGTTACCAAGTTCCTCTTTTTAATCTGCTACCGGGTGTTCACGAGTATCCATATAACAAACCTATAAACACCGATGTACACGTAGTTTTTGATGCATTGGTAAATTGCAATGCTCTAAACAAACTTACGCTCGAACAGGCTTTATTTCAGTGGCCATGTTGGGCTGATTTGTATAGTGGACAGAATCCATCGGTGCTTTGGAGTCAAACTCCAACTAGTACATTTAATGATCCGTATTACAATGAAGAACAGTTTAATCAACAGAATACGTTTGTACTTCCTAGTTCTGTAATTGCAGAAGCAAGCACACCTGCGGCTATCTGTCAGTTAACTCCTGACAAGTACATAGTTCTTCCATTACCGGACAATAATCAGACTTACGAAGTACGAATGTTTTTGGCGCTAAAGCCAAAGCGAACTGCTACAGGAATGGATGAAGTTATATTTAATGAACTAGAAGATGTTATAGTTCACAATGCGCTTCAGCATCTTCTAGTTCTTCCAAATACAAACTGGAGTGACCGGGAGTTAGCTGCTTACCATGCGAAACAGTATATATTTCACTTAAACGAACGCCGTGCGCGTGCTAACCTCGGAAACGTTCGTGGGGTTATGACTGCACGTATGCAGTCATTTGGGGTGTAGAATGGCAATTAAACTTAAAAATAATGCTATTTCTACTCTAACTGCTTCTATATTGGAGACAGATGTTGGCTTAATTGTTACTTCTGGTGAAGGAGATAAATTCCCAACTCTTTCTACCGGAGATTATTTTTATGCAACGCTATCCAACAGCGCAAATTTCTATGAAGTAGTGAAAGTTACTGCTCGTGTTGGCGATGCAATGACTATTGTACGTGGCCAGGAAGGAACTGTTCCATTAGCATTTCCAATAGGAGCACGGATTGAAGCTAGAATTACGGCTCAATCTGTAATTGACGCTGTTGGTTCTTACAGTTCAGATGTAAGTGTAAAAACTTATGGAGCAGTTGGCGACGGAATAACTGATGATACCACTGCAATTCAAAATGCAGTAAATTCTGAGAATATTGTATTTTTTCCGGCGGGTACTTATCTAGTATCCAATCCTATTAGTATTCCCTCAAATCGCACACTATTTGGAGAAGGTGCGGCGTCGGTTATTTTCTATACCGGCACAACAACCAGCAGAGGTGCATTTTATATTAACTCTGGTTCTTCATCAGTATATGTTGATAACGTAACTGTTCGAGACCTGAAGCTTTTGGGACAAGTGGCATCACTTGGCTTCTCTGAATTTGTACATTTGATTTCGTTTAGCGGTGTAAGAGATTGTGTAATTGAACGTTGTGTTATTGAAGGATTCCGTGGTGACGGTATTTTGATTGGCAGCGGCGACGTTGCTGGACAAGAACGCCACAATATTAACGTTACAATTCGTGACTGCTATATCAACGGTGTAAACAACGACAACCGCCAAGGGGTTAGCGTTATCGACGGCAACGGAGTTGTTATTGAGAACAACTACTTTACGCGTTGTACGCGTAGTTCAATGCCTGGCGCTATCGACATTGAACCGGACGATAACAATTATCACGTCATCAAGAACATCAGCATCCGCAACAACCGTATTTACGACTGCCGAGGCGGCGTAGGCGCGATTACGGTTCTGCTGCCGATTCAGACGTTTACGACGGCACCTAACGGATTTGTTATTGAAGGCAATTACATTGATAACCCGAACGCGCCAAATAACAACCACTACGGTATCTTCTTTGAGTTTGGCAATCCGTTTGCTGCGCCGCCTATTGCGGCCATTACGGAC